TCTTGTTCTACCACTGAACTACACTGCCAAACGGAGAGTAGAGGATTCGAACCTCTGGTGCTGTTACACACAAGACCTTTCCAAGATCTCACCATAAACCACTCGGACAACTCTCCAAGGCGGAAGTGGTTGGATTCGAACCAACGGATGCCCTTAAAGAACATCGGCGGATTAGCAATCCACTGCAATAGACCTCTCTGCCACACTTCCTTAGGTGCTCCTTGAGGGAATCGAACCCACCTATATCCGATTATGAGTCGGGTGCTTTCACCAGATAGCTAAAAGAGCAAAAGGAGGATTTACCCAGCCTCAGGTTTCCCTTCACAGGCACGGAACCCCCAATAGGAATACTGGGAGTTGAACCCAGACTAACCCGTTATAAGCAGGCCGCTCTAACCATTAAGCTATATTCCCAAAATAAGTGGGTGGATGATACTTTAAATACTCTCTAAAAGTGAGTTTCATTTCTTTTATAGTCATACCACAATGGGCTGCAGCACATGGCAAATTCATTGTAGCACTAAAAAGACCTTCATTTGCTTCCTTTACATTTTTGGGAGTTGTTTTTACAGAAATTTCGTAAAGCAATCCTTTATCGATTTTAATCATAAACTTGCATATGAAAGTGTTTTTTCATCCACAGTATTACGAATAAATTCCAACACGTTCATAAATTCTTCAGCGGTATCACAAGATACTTTCTTTTCTTCACCCTCATTTGAGTAAAGATATACAGTCCTTCTGATAACATCTACGACGCATCGTGTCAGGTATTCGTCTTGCATTCGATTGGTTTGTTTATTACTGAATTATCATATCATGGTCAGGAGTGTCTGTCAAGCATCCCCTACCGTAGTCATATCCAGAAATAGAATACTGTGATGGGTCTCCTGGGTAATCTGATGGGGTCTCTCCCTCATATTCGACGATAAGTTTTTCACCATCAATTCTGGCTCCGTTAATTACAAAGTAACAATCAATATTTGAACCAGTTCCAGATTTTACGATTATTCTCCTTCCCCATTCAATTTTTTCTACAATCAAGTCTTGAGAATATCCAATTTGAGTAAGAGTAACAGTAATACTTTCGGAATCTACAAGTCCAATCCAATATTCTGGAAGTTCAATAATATTTGAATTGGTTAATCTTCCTCTGTAATATACTCCTGCTTCTGGACCCTCTAAACAAATGTGCCTTAAACGATGGTTTTTTCTTGTCGGATGTTTAATATCAAATCCCTTCCAAGATTGAACGTTGATTGTACCATTAAAAGATCCCTGAAAACTACCAGTAGCAGTTCCATTAACCTGAAGATTATCAATTTGTGCATTTCCATAGTAATATGGAGAACATGCATCACTAGGATAATCAGTATCTCCAGTTAATCCTTTCATAATATAATCATATCTTGCAGATTTTTGTCCAAAATGGGATCCATCACTACAAGTTCTATTTCCTTCTGGGTTTGGAGTGAAATTTGAGGGAAGTTGTGACATAATTATTCTCCTTTATTTTTTACATCGTAATGATATCCAGAAACCGAATATTCATTGTTATTTCCTGGATAATCTTCTGGTCCATTTCCTTTGTACTCTGGAATTAATTTTTCTCCGTCTTTTCTCTCAGCAAAAATATGATAAAAACAATCTATTGGCATCCCACCTCTGGATTGTAAATATATTTTACTTAAATCTATTCTTTTAACGATTACATCTTGATGAGATCCAATTGGAGTTAAATTTACACTTATACTTTCAATATGTACAAATTTTTTCCAATATTCTGGCAATTCTATTTCTGTTTTATTAGTTATTCTTCCTCTTGTATAAACATCATTGGAGGGTCCTTCTAGACAAGTATGTCTTAATCTCCATCCCTGTCTAGATGGATGTGGAATGTCAAAATTCTTTTTTGCAGAAAGAAGATGCGCTCCACAACGAGATTTTACTTCTCCTAAAGCAGTAATGTCTCCCGCGGCATTAATGTTGCCTCCATTTGTTATATTATTATTTACATCTAGATTATCTAAAATAGCTGCGTCTCCAACTACAGCTAAAGAATATGGACTATTATTTACTGGTGAGCAAGATGGAATAACACCTGGAATTGAAGGGGTCGGCGAATCTGAATTTACACATGGGCCAATCATTACGGTTGCCCATATACTTGGAAATGATGCTGGATTACCAAAAATTGCTGGACTTTCTACATATGCAGATCCTCTAATTTCACTTTGACCTCTAAGTAAAGCTTCTGGACTTCCAAGCCCAACAAAAAATCTTTTTCCTATACAAATATCATCAAATTCGAAAGACATATTCTAAACAAATTATTTCACTATATTTATAAAATTATGATCCAGTACATTTTTTAAATTCAGATTTTCTTCCAGAAAACTTTGAATCTTTTCCTGTTTTTGATACCGAAGATGTGATACATCTAACAAATCCACCTACTAATTTTAATGAAGTATTAGTAACAATTTCTCCTTGTCCAGAAGACAAAAATTTCATCGATGCTCTAGATTTTAAAGTGAAATTTTTAGTATTAATATTTACCGCTTCATTAGAATCTATGTTTATAACTCCATTTTTGTTGTTTTTCCCATCAGCTCTTATATCAATATTTGGTGCCTCTAATCTAATTCTGCCATTAGGTGCTTTTAATATTATATCCCCATAAAGAGATTCTAAATAAAATCCTACTTTTTCTCCATTATCATTGCATTTTATTTCAAAAGTTCCAGGACATCTATTCAGAGTCCATCCAGTTCTATTTCCATCCATATCCATAGACATATAATGAAGAGAATTATATGCCTGAAGCATAACGGAAGATGTCACATTAGACTGTTCAGAATCTTCTGAATTTGGATGCAAATGTCCAAATCTAATATTACCATCTTTATTGCCATAATATAAAGTACAATAATTAATTTTTTCTGACATTTTTTTTAACCTCTTCCTACACAATCAACAACTGTGATTATTGGGGTTCCAACAGGAACTAAATCACTTTCCTCATTTAAATCACCGATTCTTATCACGTCAAATATTGGAATGATGTCTGCATTTACTCCAGTTTCAGATTCAATACTAATATTTGGAAATTCTGTAAATCCTATTCCAGGTTTTATTACTTTAACTTTTTCTAATCTACCAAAAGATCCAAATATTGGCTCTAATACTGCTCCATTATCTGGGATGATAGATATTTTATCATTTTCTTGATAATTTATTCCTGAATCTTTGATATATAAATCTCCTATTGATAAAACAACTGGATATGTAGAGTCTCTAATTACTCCAGTACTAGATGTAGAAACTCCAGTAGTAAAATTATTTTCTACATTAATAATCGTTGATATACCACTATTAGATATATTTGATGGTACAATTGTATTATCAGGAACACAATTCGGTGCCACTATTGAAGAATTAATATTAACAATTAATTTTGTTGTTTGACCTTCTCCTATTAAAGTTTGAGAAATTTCTCCATCCGAATAAAGATCAATTCTTGCTCTTGGTGGTAAATATATTTCATCCCCAGCAACTAAATTTATAACTGAATCTGGACTATACACATTCCACCCTCCTGACGAACTGAAAACAATTGTATCACATTTCCTAGAAAATACTCTTCCAAACCCCCCTGTACTTCCATTAAAAGAATTTAAGTAACCAGATCCAGAATCTATAACAACAACTTTTGAAATTTCTCCTCGACCTCCACCTTGATCTCCATCACTAGGATCACTAATTTGTCTGGTTTGATCTGTTCCTATGCCATCATCTTCATCTGTTCCAATTCCAACTCTTGTAATAGTTGAGGAAGAAATTTCGGTTTCTGGGAGTGAGTCTGTTTGGGGTTCTGGTGATGAATCATTTACTATTGGTAAAAGAACTGCTCCTCCTCCAATATTACACACATCATTTATAACAGCACTTACTGTAGAGCTATACTGTCCCCCAAATGAAATTAAATCAATTCCAAGAATTGATCCAGTTGTACTTACAATAAGATTTCCAAAAGCTCCTCCCCCACTAGAATCTAAAAATGAAATTGTTGGAGGACCGCATGGTTTTGGAGAAGGGCTACATTGAACTGATGATGGGTTATCGAGAAAATCGGAAACACCCCTAGATGCTTCGATCGCAAGTGATGACGGTAATTTCTGAATGTCACCAGTGAAATTTGTGACCCCATCCCAAAAACTCCATTCCTCTACCTCTGGGCACGATAAAACTTCATCGCACAAAAAGAACTTAAATATTCCAGTAACAAAATCTAAAATTTCTGTGAATTTTCCAACAATAGAAATTGAAATCCCGATTACATTCGAAATTTGACTTAAGATAGAATCAATGGCTTCTAAAACTGGTGCAAGTCCATCACTTATTAGCGCAGAAATTAAATTTTCAATAGCACATAAAGGAGCAATTACAAAATTATTAATCAATTCATTTAAAATTCTTCGAACTAAATTTTCAAGTCTTCCCATTATTTGATTGAAAATGCAAGATAATGAATCAGTTGCAATTTCTGCTTGTGACTGAAGATTGGGTCTTTGATTTGGAAATAGAGCGGGAGCAACATCACTAATAGCATTCATTACTTTTTCTATTACATATCCCCTAATTTTATCAAAGATTGATTTGACAAAACCAGATATTACTCCTGCAGCAGCACTAGTTAAATTTGAGATAGTAGCATTTATATCAGTAGCTGCAGATGAAAATTTTTGCGATTGTGATTTTATTCTTGCTATATCTTTTAATAGATTATTAATAGTAAGGGAAATACCTTTCATTTCAGAACTTTGGCCAGCACAAGATACAGGAGTTGAAACTGGACTGGATTTTTTCCCATCATAGGGTTGGTCACTTACGGTAGATACTGATGTTTGATTTACTCCAGCGGCACTTTCTATAAGAATTTTATTTCCAGGACCAGATCCCTTGATGTACATATCTTTTTTGGAAACTTTTTTGTCTCCCGATTTTCCTTTATATCCACTTCTCGGAATAAAAGCTTTTTGAGGATCTCCTCCAAATAATTGCGTTTGAGAATTATTTGCCAATACTCCAAAAATAATTGGTTCTGTGGAATCTATTCCATCTTTATAAAATCCAAATACATAATTTCCTTGTTTTAAATTTGGAGTTTGTTGAGATCCCCCATGTCCAGATCCAGCAGTTACAGGAAGGAGAACTTCCGCCATTTCTAATCTTTCATCAGGAGTATCTTTTGTTTCAGTATCCCTTCCAAATATTCTTACTTTGTAACGATATCCCCATCCTAATACATCTTCTGCTTTGTGAATTTTAGGATTTATATTATCTTTCCAGTAAATATCATCTACTATTTGGCCCATCCACCAATAGTAGTGGCTCAATCCTGAAATTTCATTGTTGTATAAAAATTCCGACATTAGTTTTCGTATATTCTACATTCTAGAGCAGAGGGGTTTTCATTGCAAAATAACTCTAGGCAAGATGGATCATGATAATTTGTTGGATGATTTTCTTGATATTTTTTTAAACTTTTAAGTTCTTGTTCCAAGTGTCTTTTTCTTTGACCAGAAATAATTCCATTATCTAGTTCATTTTGATCGTCGATAATATGTTGATTGATAGTTCTTTCCATTTTTAAGAAAGCCGTTATTTTTTGTAAATAGATTCTCTGACTAAATTCATTCTAGTGAAGGTTTCTTTTGGATCTATAGAATGGCAGATATCTACTATCATATATATGCCACTTTTTTTATCACTAATAGATTTTGTTCTTTTATTTCCGATTTCTGGAAAATCGCATTTAATTAAATCTCCAGCGTTTAAACTAAAATCTGCTGGAATAGTTACTGATAATTTAATTGAAAATAAATTATTATACCTCATATAGGATTGTCTTAAAATTTCTTTAACATTAAAATTTACAGTTTCTTTAGAATTTTGTAATTGAGTTTTTAAATCAGATCCATTTGGATAAACTCCAGTATCAGTAAATCTCACAGAAGTCCTTGTTGGTTTATTTTGAATCTGGAGATCAGCAGCTAACTTGGGTATTTCTCTTCCCCCCATGTTTTCTTTTTTAAGTTGATTTGAGTGATTAAAAGAATCTTCCCTATATTCATTTGTATATGGATCAAAAGTTTTTAAATAAGATTCGAAAAAAGCTCCAGTCAATAATTTTTTTTCAATGTCTATGGAACTTTGGAATGCATAATCTAGTATTTTTCCATTATATCCTGGTGGAAGTTGAGTAGTGTTTGTAAATATATAAGATTTTTTTGGTTTTTGTTGAAATAATTTATCTATAGATTTAAAATTAAATCCTTTCGATGTCTCATAAAATAAATATCCAGCAAGATTTCCGAATGAATTTGACATTTCTGGAACACATCTTTTAGCTAACCAGTGACATAATTTAAATGGTTGTTGAACATGCCCATTAACATTTAAATCATTTAAACCAGAATCAATATTTACTTTTTTTGAAGTTTTTAAAACTTCTTTTAAAATTTTTTCAATAGTCTCTGGTATTTTTCCATGATAATCTTTTGAAACACTATTTTCAAAAAGTAAATTATCTATAGACTCTTTAGAATACATGTCTATAGTAAAAACAGAATTTGATGAATGCTCAATTACATCTATTACTTCTCTAATTCTTAATTCATAGTTTAGTTTATTTTTCAGGTTGTCTTCTACCGATAATATGACCTTTTCTCCAGCAGTCAAATTTAAGTCATTTTTTTCTAAGGATCCTTCAGAATTACTTTTATTCGATCTATATCCACTATCAACAATATATGCAGTAGATCTTACCGTATTATCCAAAACACTTTCATATAGAAATATTCGAGAAATTCCTCCAGACATATCTAACTTTCCATTATAATTTGAATAAATTTCAAATTTTGTAACATTTGCAGACCCTGCAGCAGAATTTACTCCCATTTTATCTTGCCATTAATTGAGACATACTTGAATTATAACTATTTAAACTTCTACTAACTTGACCAAATCCAGGCACAGTGTTGTTGCTTTTATTATTAAATTCTGCATTTGTTTCAATTATAATTGGTTGAATCATCATTATCACCTCTGCTTCATCATCATATGAATAAAGGGAAGATGGATTGACATTTGGTGATTTTGGTCCAACTAATCCACCTCCTTTTAATCCTAAAACTGATCTAAAATCTGCACTAAATTTTTCTTCTCCTGCTTTATCATCACTATATCTACGTCTTTGTCCATAAAAAGGAACATCAAGTGCTAATCCTCTACCATGATATCCAGGATCTCCTGGTCTGTATTCGCTACCAGTTACAAACCCAGAAGCAATTAATGCACGTTTTGCTTTTTCTTTTTCCTCAGAAGTTTTAAAAGCTACGTGTTCATGATAATTACCTCCACCATGATCTGCTCTATAATTTGGATGGGATCTATCCCCAGTAATATATTGAATAGCATTAAATTTTCCAGGAGTTCTTGGTTTCCATCCAGATGATGGAATCTGCTGTTCCATAACAGAACCAGTAACAACGGATTCATTTACTTGAGCAGCTGATAATTTTCCTGCTTTAAATGCTCCAATTGTAGCACCTCTTGGTTCAAATCCAAATGTGTGGCCATGTCTGGTTTTTTCAGTCTCATTATCTAAATGATCAACTTCTTTTTCGTACCCCTCTGCTCTAAAACTGTCTCTAGGTCCAACAAATTCTCTAGCAGATCTTTGTCTTTCTTTGTCTAGTAAGGCTGCTGCAACTCTTTCGAGTTGTTCTTGTGTTTTTCCATGAGATCTAGAAAATCTGAGAGCATCTTCTTTTGTTTTAATTGCAGCCCAAGATGCAGTTCCACCATATTTTCTAACTGGTTGAAATTGTCCAGGATTTAAAATCGCCTGTTTAATTGTTGGAGCATCCCATGCAGGATATTGTGTTCTATTGTAAATAACCTGTGCAACATCAGCAGCACCTTGAGGATTTGAATTTTCAAACATTGCTGCAGTTGCTAATAACCAAAAATCTGGACTATCGCTGCTAACTCTAACACTTCCTCCTTCACCTAATTCATCTGGATCTATTTCATCACCTGCTGAAGTTAATGGTTTTAATCCCAAATTTTTTCTAAATTCATTAAGTGCAGCTGTTACTTTATTTTTAACTAATTCCTCTACAGATTTTTCAACCCATCTTGATATGTTTTTTGTCATATCATCATCGACTATTTCTTTTCTAATAATTCCTCCATTAGAGAATCCCTGTACTAAGTTCAATCCACCTTCCAAATAACCTTTTACAATAGCATTATTAATCCAGGCATTTATACCAAGTCCCACATTTTTATAATCTAGTTTTGTGATTTTATCCCCCAATATTGTTTTCGCAAAAATAGCAAACAATGGTCCAAAAAAAGCAATTTTTATCATTTCATCACTAATATTAGTCAAAACCCCATATGGATTGACTACTTTACCAATATCTTCTTCAGGTGGTTTTGGGAAGATTTTTTGAACTTTATCTTCTCCTCCAATGGCACTTCCTGGAGACAATTTTCTTAAAGATGGAGTTGCTTTTATTGAACCAACTTTTTTAATTCCCCTCTTTATAGAACCTCCAATTATTTTTCCATTTCTAGTTACATTTCCAGTTACAGATCCACCTGTTGCTTTCTTTTTAATTTTTGTATTATCATCTACATTTTTTTGTCCTCCAAAGAAAATATCATACAATTTACCACCTGCCCAGTCACCCGCAAATCCACCAACAATTGCTCCTAATGGACCTCCGAATCCAGTTCCTATAGAACCTAAAATAAAAGCACCAATAGATTTAAATGCTGCTCTACCTAAAGGTTCTCCAAGTGCAACAGATAATCCAAAATCAATTAATGCACCGATGATTGGAAGTCTTTTGAGCAGAGGTCTTACCGTTCCAAGAATTAATTTTGCTCCACCTTTACCAGCAAGACCAACAAAAGCACCTCTAGCAGCTTTTGTTAATCCACTTCTTGCCAATCCTCCAGGCAGTCTTTCAAGTCCTTCCTGACCAAATCTTTGAACAAATGCATCTCTTCCATATTTTTGGAAGTATCGTTTCATTATATCATTTTGAGATTTCTCAAAACCACCTTTTAGTGTTCCTCTTTGTTTCCATAAATTAAATCCTTGACCTGCAGTATCACTTATACCAAATCCACGAACATATCCAGTAAATTTTCCTTTCTTAAAATCTCCATCAAGACCTCTTTTTCCGCCACCCCTTCCAGGTCTTCCTCCACCACCCCCGACACGACCTCTTCCCCCACCAGGACCACCTATAGAGGCTAGCCCAGCAACAATAGCAAGATTGACAAATGTATTTAAATTATTACTAAAGTCATCGAATACTTTTTGAAATGATTCTCCACCAATCCATTTAGAAAGATCTCTTACTTTATCATAAGCACTATATCCAAAATCAATAAAATCGACTAAACCATTTAAAAAATCACCAGTTAGTTTTCCTAAAAATCCTACTACTGGTATTATTTTTTCAGATATTTTTATAAGAGTTGGAAAATGATCCGAAAGAGAACTGATAATTCTACCCAATATAGTCCAAAATAAAAATCTTTTAATCCAATCAAAAATTCCCAATCTAGGCATTGATATTCCAATTTTTGGGGATTGAAACTCTTTTTCAGATTTATTTTCAATATCCTTTTCTCTTTTTGTAAATCTTTCTTTTTCCAATAACTTCGATTTATTTTTATATTGTTTTTTCTGAGATTTCAAATTTTTTTTAAGAATAGATTCAATCTCTAAAACTAGATTTTTAATTTTTACAATATCTTTACTTTTCCTAACTTGTTCTCCATTTGAATCAAAATTTTCTTTTTGTTTATCCTTTAAACCTTTTGAATCTATTATATTTTTAAACGGTATCAAATAAGACTCTGCTTTGTATTTTACAATACTGCCATTATTTGTTTTTCCTTGGGGTAAAAATTTATTAGAATTAATGGTCATTAGTTATCTACCAATCCATATATGTCCGATATTTGTTTTCTATTTTGGATAGAAAATGGGGATATCGCAGCAAAAATGGGAGTTTTTGTTCCTTGAGATCCCTGCGATGTATTTTTAGATCTTTGTTCAGATGAAATAGGAGGAAGAGTAATAGTATTGACTTTTTTTCTTCCAGATTTCAACGTTTGAGTATAATTTTTGTTTAAATTTTTAACTCCCATTTTTGCTGGTCTTGAATTAGTATCAAAAGAAGCAATTATTCTATCAATTTCAGGAACTGCTCCTTTCATAACAGCATCTTTTGGAACAATATAGTGATACTCTTGTGGTTGAACTGCAATTAACTGTCTATCGGCCGTTGCACCAGGAATATTCATTCCAGTTCCTTCTGTAATTAATCCACCTTCTTCTTTTTTAATCGGTTTTGCTATAGCACCTCTTGATGGTTTAAATATGTTCCCAATTAAATTGGAAAAATTTTCTAACATTGATGGTTCTTTTTTTACATTATTTTGATCTTTCTTTGATTTTGAAGACTGCACTTTAGTTAAATCTAGAGGGCCAGATTTTATTAATTTTCTTTCTTCTGCAATTCTGTGAGCACTAGGTCCAGATCTTTGAATATGAATCGCAGCTGAATTCATATCTCCAGATTCTAATGCAGAAGTTAGGTTTGGATATGCACCAATAGGGGCATAAATTCCAGAGTTGTATCCTATCGAAATAATTGCGGCTTGCTGATTTGGTGACATTTTTGACCAAAATTTCATTTTTTTACTGTATGTTGCTGCTATTCTCGAAACATTGTCATTTAGTAATTTGTCAGCTCTATCTTTTGTTATTTTATCTCCCAATTTTACTGGTTGTATGCCTTTATCCATCCCATCGTAATAAATTGATCCCCATCCTATTGTCGGAATTCCTTTAGTATCTAAGTAAGAATGTAATGTTGTTTTTGGATTTATTTTATTCCATGGTGTATTGCTTATAGTACTCATTCTTCCAGGAATAATATAATCATTTTCTCCTGGAGTTAATGATGATAATGCTTCTTCCTTTTTAATTAAATTAGAAGCAAGTCCAATTGATCCACCATTTGATAGTCCAATTAATCCCCCATATTTGCTTCCGATCATATTTGAGTTTATTATTTTTGGTTTATTCGCATTTGATCCAACATTAAATGCAAGAGGATCATAACCAGTTTGTTGAATCATTCTTTCTCGAGCTCCAACTTGAAGAACAGATTCTCCTCGTTGAAGAACTGCTCCCCCACCACCTTCTACTGGTAAAAATTGAGTGTCTTGGCCAGCTCCAGAAATAATTGATCCAGTATTTCTATCTACAATTCCACTAAAAATATTACCACCATTACTAACTTTCTGAAGCATTCCGAAGGGAGTTGTTGGACCCATATTTCCAGGGCTAGGAGTTTTATCTACCATAGTGTCAGTTCCCTGAACACCTAACCCCTTTCCTCTTTGAGACCTTACTTTATTTTCTGCTTGAATCCCAGCTGCTTCTCTTTGTCCAGTAACTTCGTTTGCAAGAAAAGCCATTCCACCTATTGCAGCGGCACCAGCAATATAAGGATTTGCTTTTATGAAAGATAAAAGTTTTGGAATTGCAAATTTTGAAAGTCTAAAAGTTAGTTTTATTACTGATCCAATAACAGATTTGATAAATCTTCCTAGTGGATTAAAAAAGAAAAACCATCCAGATAAAAGAGCTGGCCACCAATCTTTTATGAATCTTATTACTGTATCCAATCTTTTTTTATTATCTGGATTTGACATCCAATCCAGTAAAGCCGTAATACCTCTACCTAATAAAGTAAAAAAGAAAAATTTTAAAATTCTATCTACTATACTTTGAAATGGTGCTAGTGCTTTTTCTGCTATTTTAGAAATAACACCAGTTTTTTCAGATTCTAAATCAGATTCTCTTCTGCTTCTTTTTTCATTTTCTTTTCTTTTTCTATCAAATTCTAGGGTTGTTTTATACAAAGAAGATTGTTCTAATAATATTTCCTTTATCGATTCTAAACTGTCTAAGATTATTTCTAAAGTAGTTCTTCTAGACCTTTTTTCTTGAATAAGATCTTCTTTTTTATCTTCATTTTTAACAACAGGTATTGATTTAGATGTTAATAAAAACTTATCTGGGGAAACTTTATTTTTTGATACATTTAAACCAATATCATTTACTGTTATTTTCTTCTTTTTAATTTTGAATCTTCCTACTTTTTTCTTAACCCTTTTAAATTCTTCTGTCAATAACTGATCTTCTTCGACAGGAATTTGGCTATTCATCATTCTAGATGCTGCCATTTTTTCCTTCAAAAGAGTCAAGTATGTATCATAATCTATATCAAAAATATCTTCTAAACCTAATAATCTAAGTATTCTTTCGTCAATATTTTCACTAACAAAGTCACTTTCCTTAACACCATCATAAAGCGCTAAGGGACCATCCTTAGTGTTTTTTGATGAATTGTTGGAAAAGTCATTAACTGCCATTTTGCTGCTTTAATTTTTCTTCTTCTAAATGATTTTTTAATAAAGCAACATAGATATCCCTTTCCCAGGGAATCATATTTTCAATCTCAGTCAAAGAATATTTATGGAACTGCATCAAAGCAAAATTTAATTGGAAATAATTTTCCAGATCCATATGGATCAGTGCTATACGAAAAAACTTGAGAGTCCCTCCAGCACGACAGTGCTTTCTATATTAGTCTTTGGATTTTTTACTTTAACTTCATGGGAAAGTTTCGGCATAGTCTCAAAAAACTTTTCAATTTCTTTGAATTGTGATGAGTTCATTTGATCTAAAAATTCTATCAATTCTTTTTTTGTGACATCAGATGATGCCCAAACTTCATCATCAGTATAAATTTTATCAATACAAGAAGATATTAATTCAAACGACTGATCTATTGCATTTTCATTTTTAAAATCAAAATTATTTTTAATAAATTGATCTAAAGATGGATACTTCATTTCCATCATAATACTGTCATCAATTTTTATCTTATTTGTATGATCTTTATTTTTCTGAACTTGAATATCATCGATATTAATTTCTACTGGAAAAGTTGTTTCTCCATCATCTGGGCAAATGATATTAAGTTCAATGTTTTCTCCCACAGATTTTCCACGAATATTTAAAAACAAATATTCAATATCAAAGGTTGGTAAAGTTTCTATTTTAATATTTTTTGTAAGAACACAATTCTTTATTACATTTTTTATTGCCGTTGTAATTTGCTTTATATCTTCACTTTCTAGTGAAAGTAAAAGAAGTTTTTCTTCTTTTACTAAAAATGGTCTATATTGAATTGTTTGTCCTGTTGATGGCAATTCCAACTCATATGTTGGTGTAGAAATCTTTGGTAAAGGCATAATGTCCTATAAAATTCATCTTATGTATTTATTATCTATGCTAAAATGTTAGCTCCTACAGTACCTTCGAATCCTCTTCCAAATTGATCTCTAATTCCGAATTGATCTAATCTTGGATTTCCTATATTAAGGAAATCATTATATATGGCACTATTAGTTCTATTCATATTTAAAAATGAAGGAGTATCCGAATCAGTTGATGGTTGTGGAGTAGTTTTCTTATCCGACGTTGATGGATTATAAGCTTTATATGGAGTAATAAAATATCTACTATAATTAAATGATACTGTACATTTTAATAAGTCCGATTGATCATATGAGACTGGAATAGAATTTATACTAATTGGATAAGAATGTACAAAATTATACTTAATACTTGTGGGTTCTTCTTTTCCAAAATGCTTTTCAAATTTTGTAACAGTCAATGATTCTGTATAATAATTATTTGGAAAATTTACTCTATAATTGTAAGAAGAATCTGTAATAGATGGGACTCCGTTTGCTGACCCCTGATATTCTATTGTTATATAAGCCAACCAAGCATCTATTAATCTTATTATAAAATATTCTTTAGCATCTACATAAAAGGTAAAATCAATCCTATCATCATATAATCTTCTATAAGCATGTCTTTCTGTTACTCCAGTGTAATCATTGTTAATTTCATGCGTTGATAATGTAGATCCTGGAAGTGATGCTTCATTACAGAGAAGACCTACTTTATCATATAAACTATTTGCATCGGGGAATGATCCTAATCTAGATTGAAAAAAATCTCTGAATCCTTGTCTATCTTTAGCTGCAGCTTGATACGGTAGAGAAAATTGTACCGTGTATATCGAAGTTTGAGCTGGTCTAAGTAACTTTGATTTTATATCACTGACTGCATGAGTTTTTATCGATACTTGAGCCATTTATAGTGGAGTCTAAATATTTTTACTATCATTACTATGTAGCCAAGATATTTTAAATAATGCCAAAAGACAAAAAATATTACCAAGGAAAATTTAACCCACAAAATCCACAAAAATATAATGGAAATTATAAAAATATTATATATCGCAGTTCATGGGAGCTGCACTTTATGAGGTATTGTGATCGCAATGAAAATATTTTAGAATGGGGATCAGAAGAAATTTTTATCCCATATATATCTCCATTAGATAATAAAATTCATAGATATTTTCCAGATTTTTTCGTTAAAATTCAAGAAAAAACTGGTAATATAAAAAAATATATTATAGAAATAAAACCTAAAAAACAAACAATCCCACCTATTAAAAAAACTAAAATCACAAAATCTTTCATTTATGAAGCAACTACGTATGAAGTTAATAAAGCAAAATGGAAAGCTGCAGAAGAATTTTGTAAAGATCATATGATTTATTTTAAAATAATTACAGAAGATGATTTGAATTTAGGTATTAATTACTCTAATAAATAGAAAATAAAAGTATTTTCTATTAAATTTTAAGAAATACGCAGGAATTGCAAATGACCGAACCTAGCAGTAATTGGGTACGACAATCTTCTGGTTATTATTCATCAGTTTTTGGTGAATATACTTATGAAATTAACCCAGTCACTGGAGAAAGGATAATTTATTTCGGAACAATCATCGAAAATTTAGTTCCTATATTGTCAATTTTGTCTTCTGGGCAAATAACCGAGTTATCAAATTTCCAATCTATTAAAAATAAAATAGGAACTTCTGGAATATTAAATTTAATCAATGAAAGTAAATCCGTTGCTGTAGATTTAATGAAATCCACAGGAACTGCTTCAGAAGAAACTATTAATTCCGAAGAGTATAAAAGTTCTCTAATAAATGTAGATTTTTTATCTCTTTTTCAAGGTGGAGACGAAAGTAGAGTAAGACCACAACCACCTCAAGCACAAAGAACTCCTACAACAAGACCAACTCCAGGAACAGGAGTTGGAAATATTCCAAGACAAGAAGGAACAGGCCGAGGAAGTCCAACAGATTCTCAAGTTGGGGGCAGTTTTTTAAATAGTACAACAATACTTGACGACCCCAGAACAAATAAGAATGTACAAAATATTTCTTACACATATCCTAATAATTTAGGGAGTAATGGACAGGATTATATTAAATTTGATAAATTCCAATATATCTCAAAACCATTCAACACTCAATCTAGAAACTTAACCGAACAAACGCAAATTAGCAATAATATTGCCAATCCACTAGGAACAGTAAGGCTACCAATACAGCCATCAATAACAGATAGTAATAATGTAAATTGGGGTTCAGGAGATATGAATCCTTTAGCTGCATATGCAGCTACACTATCAATACAGGGTCAAGAAAGTCTTACAGAAGCACTTAGAACAGCAACTCAAGATGCAACAAAATTTATAGAGGCTACAAAAATAGATCCATCATATGCTAATGCATTAAGAGTATGGTTAGCATCAGAAGCTGTTGGTATTAATGGACTCCTTCCTAGAGTAACAGGAGCAATTGTAAATCCCAATTTAGAGTTACTGTTTCAAGGGCCCCAGTTAAGACCATTTAATTTTTCATTTAAATTATCTCCAAGGAGTAGTGAAGAGGCAGCACAAGTTAGACAAATTATTAGATTTTTTAAACAAGGAATGTCCGTTCAAAAAGCATCCAGTCAAATATTTTTAAAAACACCAGATGTTTTTAACATTACTTATATGGATGGAACAGACTCTAAAAAAGAATATCACCAATCATTAAATAGAATAAAAACATGTGCTTTACTAAGCGCATCTGTAGATTATACTCCTGATGGATCTTATATGACTTTTAATGACAATGCGCACACTATGACATCATATCAATTAACATTATCTTTCTCAGAAATAGATCCAGTTTATAATGATGATTACGTAAATATGGCAAACGATGTTATTGGGTACTAAAAATGTTTTATTTTAGCAACATTCCAAATTTTGATTATGTCAGTAGAATACCAAATTCTGATCAAATATCAAATTATATAACTACAAAAAATTTATTCAAAAGAGCCAAATTGCGTGAAGATATTTTTGGAGACTTAAGTTACTTTGAAAAATATTCTATCATAGGAGATGAAAGACCTGATAATGTTGCATATAAATTTTATGATGACGAAACTCTGGATTGGGTTATTTTATTGACAAATAATATATTAAATTTATACGAAGAATGGCCCTTGACTCAATCATCATTTAATGAATACTTATTAGAAAAATACAAAACCTATGAAAAGATTTATTCTGTAAGTTACTATATTACTAAAGAAGTGTTAGATACTCAAGATAGAATTATTTTACCATATGGAATAAAAGTATCTGAAGATTTCACTTTCGAATATTTTGATGCAAAAGTAGATAAAACTTTTATTGTAAATGATGTTGTTATCCCAGTTACAAATTATGAATTTGAAGAGCAAAAACAGAATGAAAGAAGAAACATATACATTCTAAAATCCAAATATCTTCAGGTTTTATTCGACGATATAGAAAAAATAATGGAATATAAAGAAGGTTCCACTCAATATGTAAGTGGAACCTTAAAAAGAGGAGATAATATTAGACTTTACGGATAATCAATCTTCTGCAAGACGTTGGAAATAACTTAGAGCATCATCTTCATCTTCATCTACCGAAGAAATATTTTCCAATTCTTTTTTCATAGAACTTGGAACGCTTGGAGCAGATTTGCTTTTTTTGTACGATTCTTCAAGTTCTTTCATAATATTATCTTCTCTAGAAGTTGTTTCTGAAAATTCTTCCAGATCTTCTTCTTGTTCAATAACTGCTGGAGATCTAGATGGAGATGATCCAGAATCTTTTAACCCTAAAACCATGTTCATACGACGTTCAAGTTCTTCATAAGACTTGAATTGATCGGGAGCAGTCACAGCAGCAAGAGAATACTCTTTCTTCCAGATTGCTTCCAGAGCATCATCATCGTCCAGCAGAGGTTCCACAGAACCAAACTCAGACTTATCATAGTTCCAATAACCATCCTTCTTCACAATCTTCAGTTTGAAGTTTGCACCCTGCCAGAAGTCAAAAGGATTGATAGGAGTCTCATCTTCAAACTCAGGTTGCATTGCTTCCATAATCTTATCAAAGATCTTCTTACCATACTTGAACAGGAAGACTTTACCTTCATTTTCTGGATTTACTGGATCCTTTACCACATAGATGTTACTATAATATGAAAGTTTGCGTTTCTGCTTACGTACAATTTCTTTGTTAGATTCTATTCCACTATTCCACAGTTCTCTGTTATACTCTCCAAGAGGATCTTTTTTTCCTACAGTAGTCAGAGAGTTTTCAATATACCATCCTCCAGGACCTTGAAATGCATGGGAATACACTTTTGCCCAGGGTAGATCTTCATTTTCTGGTGCTGGAAGAAATCGGATAACTGCAAATCCATTGCCAGTTTTATCCATTTCTGGTTTCCAGAGACGTTCGTCTGCACCTCCAGAAGTTGTACTCATTTTCTCTACTTCTTTAACTAATTTTGAAGTTAGAGAACCGAGTTTAGATTGTTTTTTAAGATCTGAAAAAGACATTAGATTACCTCGTATTAATTAGATTTGGCCTTTATAGGTCAATATTATCATAACCAATAATTTATTTAGTGTCAAGTTTTTAAATCAGAAATGCCATTTTTAAGTCCTTTAAACCAAAGATACCCATTACAAAAATATCGGTATCCTTTGTCTTCAATATGATTATGATTTCTAAAATTTTTGATTGCAGAATATATTTCTGGACACATATAGTCGTGCAATGCAAAAATACCGCCAATTTTAACTTTTGAATACCAATGTTGCATATCTCTATATGCATGATTATAGCTCAGGTGTGCATCAAGAATAATAAAATCATAATATTCATCTTTAATATATTTTAAAAACTCTTCGGAATCCATTTTATAAAGAATTACTTTATCTACATACCCAGACAATATTAAATTATTTACTGCAGTATTATATTCTTCATTCATTTCATCTTGATTAATTTTAAATGCTTCATACATATTATCTGATAATGAATAATCTATTTTAGAATTAAATTGATTCTCCGAATGCAAAACTCCATTTCCACAAATATAGTCAATGTATTCTTCATACTTATCTACAAGATCCATTCTTTTTATTAAGGGACAATGTTGAAGTAAGTAACATGTATCATTAGCTTCTGATATCCCAATTTGAAGTCCTACTGAATCGTCTCCCAATCTATCAATAAAAGAACAAATTCCTTTAGTAGCTGGTAAGTGTATATCAGAAAAATTTCTAAGACCCACACTTTGAAGATATGTTTCTGGAGGTACGTTTTCTAGAAATTTAGGAATAAAAAATTCTTTAAGATTCATTTGAATATTGCAAAGAAACTCTAAAAACTACAGTCGTTCTATACACATATTGTATTAGAGGTCCCAGACCTCTATGAAAAACTTCAGAAGGAA